GCCGAGAAGCCGAGCGCCAGCTTGTCGCTTTCCGGCCGCCGCAAAGCGCCGGTGATCTCGTCGTAAAGCCGCTGCACTTGCTCGGCGCCCTTGAACGCGCGGCCCTGCGCCTCGCCGGCGTCGTCGCCGATCAGCGCCGCGTCCTTTTGCAGCTTGTCTTTCAGCCAGCGCACCGTTGCCGCCGGGTTCGGGCCGAGGATCTCCATCAAGGCAATGTCGCGGCTCATGCTTTCGACGTGGCCCATCATCGCGCTCATGGCATTGTCGCCGCCGAACTCGCGATTATAGGCGAGCCAGGCATCGGCATCCTTGAAGTGCAGAAAGCGGTGCGCGGCCTTCTGATTGGCGAGCATCTTGCCACCGGCGGCGCCGGGCTGGATGTTCGACCAGCCATCGGTGCGGATCGTCTCGAACACGTCGCGCAGCGCCAGCTCGAACGCCTCGTCGGTAAACGGTTGCCCGGTGCGATTGTCGATCATCCGCCCGCGATCGAGCTTGTCGAGGATTGACGCGCGCCACTTGGTATATCCGGCGGCGCGCACCGCCCGGCTGTCATGCGCGTGCGGCAGGCCCCAATCGTCGAGCTTGCCGATCTGCCCGCCCGCCTCGTTGAACCGCGCGCGCAGATATTCGGCGCCCTTGCTCCACGCTTCAGCCAGCTCGCCGGCGCTGGCATTGCCGGTCGATCCGCGCTTGAACAGCTCGCGCACCACGTCCTCGAGCTCGGTGCGATTGCGCAGCCGGCCGGTGATCGTCGTGCGGAACGTGTAGAGCAGCTCGTCCATCATGCCATGCACCCGGCCCTTGATTGCCAGGCGACGCGCATCGACGTTATCGTTGTGCCCGGCACGGCCGTCGCGATCGAACAGCGCCGTCGCGCCCTTGGGACTAAGCGGCCCGTTCGGATCGGCGTCGGCGTGCTGGCGGATCTTCTTGATCGCCCCGGCCTGCGCCTGCGCCTGGCGAATGAGATTGCGCTTCTTGTGCGCGGTCGCGGCCTCGAGCCGGCGCACCGCTTCCTGGCTCGCCAGCGCGGCCGCCGTCTCCGCATCGTGTGATCGGCCATAGAACCGCTTGAGCTCCTCGTAGAGCTCGCGCGCCTCTTTCGAGCGCGGCGGGTCGATCTTCCCGCCGAGCTCGAGATCCACGAAACAACGGTCAAGCGACATAGCCGCGCCCCTCTATGCTGGAATCGGCCATAGTCGCCGGCGTCTGTGCTGCGGGATCTAGCAACCGGAACCGCACCGCCTTGCGGCCGCCCTGGTCAACATACTCGGCGAGCCCGGCGTCGATCAGCTTGCTTGCCGTTCCCGGCAGAAAGGGCGCGTGCTCGCCTTGCGCGAGAAATATCCGCCCGCCACCCTTCACGCGCGCGACCGCGCAATCGCCACCGCGATCGCGCATCCACTTGAGCGCGGACTTCATCGCTTCCGTCACAGGCACCCCCTGATCGCGGCGACCGCCGCCTCGTCGCCCTCGATCTCGGCCAGCAGATCCGCCGCGCTGATTTCGTCGCCTTCATCGGACAGGCGGAACGTCATGCCCTCGAGATCGAACCCCGGCTCGTTGGCCTGGTCGAACAGCGCGAGCCCGCCGGTATCATCCTGCTCGGCCGTTGCCCGCATCGGCGAGCCGGCTTTGAGCTCGGCCTCCTGGCGCTGGCGCGCGGCGATCGCCGGATCAACTTCGGCCCCGCGATCGAGCGCGGCAGGAGCGGCGTCGCCGCCCTCGTCGAGTATTGCACGCTGCGGCGGTGCCTGGCGCGAGGCCGAGCTTTTCAGATCGGCCTTGAAATCGTGAACCAGGCTGTCGGCCTGCTCTTTGACCGCCGGCCCGTCGGGATCGGAAAACCGCGCGGTGGCCTGGTCTAGCTCTAGGAGGCTCGGCTGTCCCTCACCGCCTGGTTGGCCTTGTAGCGGTTCACCTTCGCCTCGAGCATCGCCCCCGCGTCCAGCTCCATCAGGAGCGAGGAGCCCACTATCGCCCGCTCCTGCGCGGGAGAGATCGGCAAGCTCGAGCTTGCGGACGTCGGCGACAAACCGCGCAACGACGTCAGTGAGGCGTCCCCCTTCGGCGAGCTCGGCCGCTGCCCGGTTGAGCGCATCGGCGACCGGCCCTTGCGAGAACGCGAGCCGCGAGACGATTTCGATTGCTTCGGCATTGCGCTGCGCCTCCTGCTCGGCCTTCGATCGCGCGATCTTGGATCCCGCCCCTTCCAAGGCATCGGCGTTTTTCGACGCCGTGCCGAAAACGCCCTTTAGCTTGCGCAGGCTCGCAAGTCCACGCTCGAGCACTTTCGCGCGCTCGAGGAACAGCGAGCTCGTGATCTCGCGCGCGCCGAACAGCTCGACTTGCTCGCTCTTGTGGAAGCCCGCCGCGATCGCCTGGCGCACAATGCTTTCAGCCTGCCCCCGGTTCGGAGGATCGAGCTTGACCAGCAATTCGACCAGGCCCGCGTGCCCCGCCGGATTGTCGGGCGCCAGGTGCCCCACCACAGCCGCGATCTCGGGCGAGATCACTTCGTTGTAAACCGCCCCGAACGCATCATCGCTCAATCGCGACAACGCGGCCCCGTCGCGCACCAGCGCCGATTTTGGCGGCAGGTGCTCGAGCACTTCCGGCCCCACCTGGCGGATCACCTTGGCCGCATCGACCGCCGTCCCGGTGCCCTCGGCGATGTTCTTGAGCGCCGCCCAGGTGCGCGCATCCTCGGCCGTCACGCCCTCGCTCTCGCGCAGCACGATCCCCTCGAGCTGGATCTCTTGGCCGTGCTCGCCCTCGATCCGCCGCGCCAGGCCGACCCGTTGGTGCCCGTCGGCGACGAACAGCTTGCCGCCGGCATCTTCCCACACCACTACGCGGCCGGCGTAGATCGGGTTCCATTCGCTCACGCCGCGCAGCCGCTCGGTCACACCGAACTCGTCGCCGCCGCCCTTGAACTGGAACCGCTCGGCATCGACGGTCAACTGATCGGGACGCACGCGGATCGAACGCATCGCCGGCAGCGCGCCGCCGGTGGCAAGCGGCGTCTCGCCGATAGCGACCTCGCCCAGGCGCAACGCCTCCTGGCGCAGCAACGCAACGGCCGCGTCCTCGCCCGCATCCCCCGCCGCACCGCCGGCGAAACCCGGCCGAGCCGGCACGCTCGCCGCCGTGCCGTCGACCTTGCCGTAGATTACCGCGATCGCCTCGCTCACCGACCTGCCACCGCCGAGATAGCTCGGGTTCTGCTCGATCTCTTCCTCGCTGAAGAAGCGCGAAACCGGCGTCGCCGGATCCGCCTTCGCCATGCGCGCCGCGCGATCGGCGCCGGCGAAGTGCGCCAGGTAGAGATTGCCCGTTGTCGCCTGCACCCCGGCACGCTCGAGCACCGCCGCGTTTTCCTCGAGCAGCGCGTCCATCAACCGCTCCTGCACGTCCACGTCGAACCGCCGAGTGTTCCAAGCCTGCTCGGCGTCGCCGCCGAACACCCGCCTGTAAAGGCTCTTGAAGGTGCCCTTGACGAACTGGTAGCGGCCCGACGCGCTCGAGCCGGCGCGGTTGATCGCCCGATCGTCGCCGGCGCTTTCCGGCACCCGGATCTTGGCCTTTACCGTCTCGAAATCGGCCCGCCCGGCGCCGATCGCGCGGCTCACGATTGACTGCGGCCGGGCGCCGGTGGACGCCTCGCCCGGCCGCAGGGGCACAGCGGCCGCGTCGTCGATCGACGCCGCCGCGCGCCCACCGGCCGCCGCTGGACCCGAAGGACTCCCCCCGAGCGGCGACCGATTTTGGTCGATTATATCCTGGATCGCCACGGACAACCGCTGGTTATGCTCACGATCGCCGGCCAGGCCGGGCAGATAGGGCGAGCTCGCGCCGTCGAGCTCCTCGAGCTCTAACACGTTAGCCGCCGCGCGTTGTTCCGGCGTCAGCGCCCCGGCACCGATCACGTCGCGCGCGAAATCGGCCGCATCGGCATGACTAAGGCCACCGAAAAACTCGTCGATCGGCATATCGGCGACCTTCATCCGTGCGGCCCACTTGCCTTGCACGCTTTCGGGCATCGCGGCGAACACCTTGCCGACGGTCCAATCGTAACCCCGACCGAGCGCGCGCCCGCCTTCGATCCCGCCACGAATAGCGAACGGCATCGCCCCGCCGAACGCGGCCGCCGTGCCGACGTTGAACGCCGCCTCGCTTGCCGTCAGCTCGTCGCCGACCAGCTCGCGGTTCGCTGCCATTTGCGGGATCTGGAGCGCCTCGATCGCGCCGTTGATCAGCGCCTCGCGCGCCGCGATCGTCACCAGCCCCTTGCCGGCGCCGAGCCCGCCGCCAAGCGGGAGCGTCGCGATATTGAGCGGATCCGCCATAATCTCGCGCGCACCGCCCGCAAAGCCGACCGCGCCGGCCGTGAACCCCGACGTCCGCGAAAGCACGTCCGACGCCGCCCCACGCTCTTTTTTGTCGCGCTCGAGCAAGCCCTGGTAATACTCTTGCCAGGTATCAGGCACGCCAGGCAGAAACGCGGGATCCTTCGCACGGCGCTGGCGGATTTCGGCGAAGATATTTTCCATCTGCTGCCGCACCGTCACCCGGTCGCGAAACCAGGTGCTCGGGTTCCACGTCTCACGCCGGCCCGGCCGCCGCTGCATTTGCCCGGCGAGACTATCGAGATTGCCGCCCATGCGGATCCACAACCCCGGATCGACGAACTGCTGATCCTCGGGCAGGCCCGAATTGAGCGCCTCTAGGATCGGCTCGAACCCGCGCGTCAGGCGCAGGCTCTCGCTGTCGCCGCGATCGACCCGGCTATAGGTGCGCGCGGCCTCGAAAATCTCGCCGAGATCATCGACCGGCTCTTGCGCCGGCGCCGGCCGCTGCGGCTCCGCACGGCGCTCGAACGTGTCGGCGATCGTCCCCTGGTCGAACACCCTGTCGGGATCGAACTCTGTCTCGCCGATCCTCGACGGCGCGCGGCGAGGCGCAAGGCCCATTAGGGTATCCTCCGCACGTCGAACTGCCACGGCCGGCCCTGGTCGTCGACCAGCACCCCGCCGATCTGCCCACGCACGCGAAAGACGCCAGGGCTCACCGTCTCGAGCTCGAGCTCTCTCAACTGCGCCGGCGACAGCGCCCGGCCAGGCCTGCCGTCGGGACCGGCATAGCGCGGAGCCCGGCCCGAAGGCTGGCCGCGCGCATCCACCGCCGCGCCGACGATCTGCTCGCCGGTCGCGCGCGTCAGCCGCCGCTCGAAATCGCCTTGCGCGATCCCTGGCGGCAGCCAAACGCGCGAACCCCGCCACTCGCCAATCCCGCCCGATGGGTTTTGCGCATTGCCATAGGCGCCGAGCGCAAAGTCGATCGAGCTGCGGAACGTCCGCTCGTCGAACGCATCGCCGCCGTGCGCGTCGAGCCGCGCGGCGGCGACATTGGCCGCCGCCTCAAATACCGCCGAACGGAAATCCGCCGGCACCGCTTCCGCGACCTCGCTCCACACGTCGAGCGCGGCGTCACGATCGAACAGTTTGGGATTGACCTTGCGAGCCTCGATCCCGCGCGAATACCAGGTCGCGGTTTGCGCCGGCAGGCCGACCATCAGCTTGAGCGTCGCATTCCCCGGATCGAGCTGCGTTGCCAATTCCCCGCCGATACCGGCGCCCCATTGGTTGCGAAGCTGCTGCGCGACCTCGAGCTGCCCCACCGCCCCCTGCTCGGCGCGCTCTTTAAGCGGCCGCATTTCCTCGGGGCTCATATAGGGCGGGTTGACCAGGCCGTTCGCCTGCGCATAACCGCGCGCCCAGGTCGCCCGGCGCTGGATCTCGCCGCGCGTCGGCCCCTCCCAATTCACCGCCGGCGCCGGGTTGCCGACCCGCGCCGCGTGCGCCTGCGGATCGTCCACGAACTCGCTCACCCGCCCATCACGGATCCGCTCGAGCTGCGCCAGGCGCACGTTCTCGCCGGTCGATCGGCTATCACCCTTGGCGCGCAGATCGTTGATCGACTGCTCGAACATCGTCGGCGTCCAATCGCGGGTTTCCCGGTTGATCGAAACCTCGGAACGGGCAACCGCAATATCAAACTCGGAGCCCTCGAGCCCGAATTGCTGCGCCAGCGCGGTATGCTCGGAGAACTCCTCGTCGCTCGGCTGATCGCCGGCGGCAATGCGCTTCTTGAACAGCCCGATCGCCTCGCGCGCCTCGGCCTCCTCGGCCGCCAGGCGCGCGCGCTCGGCCGCGTCGCGGCGACGCCCCTCGACCAGCGCCCCGTCGCGCAGCCGGTCGAGATCTTCGGGCTCGAGATAGGGATTGAGCGCGCCGGCGTCGATTACCGCGACCAGCGCCTCGTGATCGCGCTCGACCATCGCATTGCCCCACGCGGCAGCGACCTTGCGTTGCTGCTCGCGCACCACTTGCGTTTTGACGTTCTCGGCCAGGTCGAGCAACCCGACCTGCGCCTCGACCTGGCCGAGCGCGCCTTCGAGCCCTTCTGGCGTCGGATTGGTCGCTTGCGTGTTGGCGAGCAGGGTTCCGGTTTTGTCGAGCTGCTCAACCTTGTGATTGACCCGCGCGCCCGCCTGCCAGCCTTCCTCGCGCGCCTGTATCCGCGCGCGCAGATCGGCGGCCTGGCCGCGATAGGCTTGCCGCACCCGTTCGTTCTCGACCCCGCCAAGCAACTCCTCGGTGCGCTTGTCGAGCTCGGCGAGCACCGCTTCGGTGTGCCCCTCGCCGCCGGCCGCCGCCGTCTCGCGCGATTGCGTCGCCAGGACGTCGATCTCGCCGGTGATCGCGGCCATCGCCACCCCGGCGTTCGCTGCCTCCTCCTCGCGCCGGCGCTGGAACTCGCGTTCGCGACGCCGCTCCATACTGTCCCCGACCTCTTGCAGCGCGCGGCCGACGCCGGCACCGAACGACGCCGGATCGGCGCCCGAAAAGGCCGGCGTGCCGCCCGGATTGGTCCCTGCCCGATATACTGGCGCCCGCGCCATCCCGTCAGCTCCCCGCGTAGTTTAGCTTGGCGACGCTGTCGATCGTCGCGTTCACGCCCGAAATCACCCCCGAGCTCATTGCGTTGTAACCTTGCGCATAGGCAATCTGCCCCTGGCTCTTGTAACCACTGGCCGCCGCCTCGCTGCGCCGCCGCGCCGACATGATCTCGAGCTCGCTCTCGATCGAGCTCTCGCGCACCGCGTCGAGCGCCGAGCCGCTCGCACCCTCAAAACCCGACGCCGCGAGCCCGGCGATTTGCCGCCCCATCGCCAGGCGCGCCGTGTCGCGCAGACGCGAGGCTTCGGCCGCCCCGTCGCGAAGCGCGTTCGCCGAATTGGTTTGCATGACCTTGCGGGTAAACTTGCCGGCCTCATAGCCGGCGGCCCCTTCCGCGAAATGACCGATCGCCTTCATGCTACCCTCTCGAACAAGATATGATCGCGCGCTTCGCCGCCGTATTTGCGCAGCACCGCCGACGGCTCGAGCCCGATCCGCCGCGCCCACATCAGCGCCCGCTCATTGTCGGCCTCAATGATCGCCTCGATCCGGTGAAACCGATCGCCGAGCACCGCCGCCAGCGTCGCCCGCGCGAACAGCGTGATCCGGCCACCGGCGAGTGCCCCGATCTCGGCCGGATCGGCAAACGCCGCCCATGCCACCGCGTGCCCGCGATAGATCTCGCGAAAGCCCGAACAGCACAGGATCCGTTCGCCCCGCTGCGCAGTCCAGGCGACGCCGTGCTCGGCCAGATCGGCGCCACGCTCGGCCGTCAGGATCGGCTCGTCGAGCCCGAGCTCGAATTGTTGGCTTGCTTGCAGCTCGAGCTCGGGCGCATCACTCGCTCGCATAGGCCGGAAAGTGACCGCCCCGCCGCTCACTGTTCGACTTCCATCGACGGCAGGATCGCCGTCACCATTGCCGGCAGCGGCGCGTCGGAAATCAGCGTGAACTGGCCGTTGCGATCATAACCGCCGCCGACCGCCTTGTTCTCGGTATCGCCGTTGAACAGCGGCACCGCCTCATTCATCTTGCTCGAGCCGGGCCGGTCGATCAGCCGCTCGTCGCGCCCGCTCGCCGGATCCCGCACGATCAGCGCCGCCGCGTCGATCAGCCGGAACAGCGCCCGCACCACGCGCTTGCGCAAGCCCTGTTGCGTCGGCGCGCCTCGCACTTCCGGCCGCATCGGCGTGAACCGCGCATAATAACCGATTCCGATATGCACCTTGCCGGCCTCGTAGGGCAGCGTGATCCGGGGCTCGCTCGCCTGCACCACCTGCGGCGGCACTACGCCGCCGTCAGCCAATATCCATACCTCGCGGCCGACAAGATGATCGAGCCCGTCATTGAACTCGGCCTTGGGAGTGCCGTCGTAACTCACCCCGTAATCGACGAAAAACGCATCCTTGATCGCCGCCGAACGCGCGGCCTCGAGCGCATTCTCGTCGGCATGATCGCGCGCGTCGATCTCCTCCCACCAATCGGCGAGCTTGAGCACGTGCCGGGCGCCGTCGAGCTCGGCGAGAAGCCAGAGATCGTCCTTTGCGCCGTCGTCGCTCGGGATCGCCACCGAGGAAATCACCGCGCCCGCGCCAAGCGCGCAGCGCGAAAATCCCTTGACCTGTTGCTCGGGACTATGCGGGTGTGCCGCCAGCACGCCGTCCTCGCGCACCGCCCACAGCATTTCCTCGGGTTCCTGCTGAAACGCGAGCTGGCGGATCCCCGAACGGGTAATGTGCCTCGCCCATACCGTGATATTCAGCCCGACGAACCGCTCACGCTGATAGGTGTATTCGGCCTCGCGGATCTTGCGCGCGCCGCGCTGGACGAACAGCGAAGCGGTGCCGACCTGTATCGGCCGCACCGCCGCCGAGCCATAGGAGCTTTGCGGCAGGGCTTGCAGATTGTCGCCGCTGACCGGCTCTGTCGTGTTGATCGCGGTAATCAGGTATTCGCCGCGCGCGGTGCCAATCACCAGCGCCTCCTTGTCGGCGCGCACCCACAGCGGCGGATCGGGGAGCTCGAGACGGCGCCGAAACGCCATATCCGCGGCGAACAGCCCGCTATCGGTCAGCGGTGCGAAATTGACCTGGCCGCCGCCATAATCCCCCACGACAGAACCGTAGATCTCCACCCCCTTGAAGAAAATCATCCGCCCGAAAGCAATGCACACCAGTTTCGGCCATCCCGCGTAATCGGAGAAGGCGCCGAGCGCCCACTTGTGGCTGGCCGCGCCTGTCAGGCTGTCGGGAAAGCGCCGCGTGACCTCGATCGTCGCCGAAGTAGAGCTTCCGACCGCCGTGATCGTGCCGATCCCGAACCGATCGTAGAGATACTCCCACTTAACCCCGCCGGCATTGTTGGCATTGATGTCCTGGCCGAGATCGGTGCCGTCCCATTCGGCACCGCTCGTGTGCGTCGGCTGCACTGTCCCGGTGCGGCTATCGCTGCCGACCGCCGTGCATTGGTAAACCTTGCCGTCGCTGCGCCGCTTGGTGCCGACCGTGATCCCGTCGTAACCCGGCTCCCAAGCCTTGACGTCCGAAAAGTCGTCGGCCTCGATAATGATCGGCGAACCAACCATCCCCGTATCGAATATTCCAGTGCTGGCCGTTGCCGTCGCACTCCCGCCAACAGTTAGCGTGCCCGAAAGAGTGATCGTGCGCGCCTTGTTGGAATTGTAATCCTCGAACGGCCCGTTTTTGAGCTCGAGCGTCTCGTGCGCGAACGTCGAGGCTGCGGTGCGCGTCAGCGACGCCGGCGCATGATTTTCGTGCGCCAGGTAAAGCCGATCGAAACTTTGCACGCTCGAGATCGCCGGCGCCTCGGCCGCCGCATAGGGCACCGCGACCTCATACGGCACACCGGGCGAGCTCTCGATCTGCGCGCCGTTGGTGAAAAAACGCACCGCTTCCTCGAACCACTCGAGCACATAGGCTTGCGTCACGTTGAACACGAAACTCGAAAGCCAGGTCGAGCTCGCCGCCGCCGCGCGAATATGCCGTGTGCCAGACCGCTTGAGCGCCGGCCCTTCGACCGTGCTGACCCAATTGAACATTTCCGCCGCGCCGCGATCATAAACCCCATCGAGATCGACACGGCCCTCCATCCGGCGCGACAGCTCGCCGCCGTTGAAGCTGTAGAGGATCCCCCGGATCGGCATCAGGTATTCGGCGCTCTAAGCTGGACGTCCCGCCTGGCGCGCGACCAATCGCCTTGCGCGTGCGCGCGCGGCGGTTGCTGGCGAGCATCCGAATTGCGGCCTTCCGAAAGCGCATCCTTGTAGGCGTCGAGTGCCTGTTGCTTGCGCTGCTTGTCCCCCGACAGCCGATCGGCCACCTGCCACGCCAGGCGCATCGCGAAACACTCTTGGAACTCGGCCGACCATAGCGCAGGATCCTTGACGTCCTCGATCCACTCGATCACCAGCGGGCCGGAATAGGCGCAATGGATCTCGCGCCCCTTCGGTCCTCGCATCATCGAGTATTCGTCTTTCGCACCGACAGGATCGAGGATCTTGACTAGGCGAACGAAATCCGCCGGCAGCGGATAGGCATGGGTATAGGGATCCAGGATGGCATAAGACGCATCGGCCGCTCGCGCGGAAAGCCGCGACCGGCGAAGGGCGCAGCTCCAGTTTGCCTTGCTGAAAACAAACTTGCGGACCTTGGCCCATACCGCGCGCACGCTGCGCGCCGGCTTGCTGTCGTCGTCGCGGCTGCGAACCTGATCGTCCTCGCCGAAAAAACCCGTCGCCAGGTTGGCGATTTCAACGTCGATCTCCTCGGCCATGCAATCCCCCCGCTGTCACGCACCGCGAGGGAGAAACCGAGCGCGAGGCCGGCGCGCCCCCGCACGCGCCGGCCCCTCGCCGATCAGTCGTAAGTGTAGAACGTCTCGATCACGAGATAGTGATCACTCGTCGGGAGCGCGCCGGTGCCGATCGTGGCGATCATGTCCTCGTCGGCCGTCAGCGGATCGTCTGCCAGGCGCGCCGCGATCGCGACGTCGCTCGGCGTGTCGACGGCGGTGTGCGTCGCCGCCGCGCGATACTTGCCGGCGGTGCCCGCAACGCCGATCGCCAGCGTCGCGGTGCCGAGCGAGACGCCCGCCGTGATCCGGTGCCCGCAATAGCGCGAGCCCTTCGGCCGCTTGCCGAGCGCGATCGTGTCACCGTTCGCCACAACCGTTGACGAAAGATGGACCGAGGCGCGCAAGCTGCGGAAGCGCCCGTTCACCAGGTGCCCGGTTTGCAGCGCGGCCGGCGTGCCGGTGCGGTCCTGCTCGCGTGATTTCTTTTCAGCCATATCATGCTACTCCAAAGGGTGCGGCAGCTTAGGAGCACCGCCCTCCGGGGATCCTTTGGTAAATCGGCGGCCGGGCGATCCCCCCGATCCCGGCCGCCGATCGCGTGATCACGCCGGGGCTTACGCCTCGACGTTCTCGATGTAGCCGCAACGGCTCTGATCGGTGCGCGAAGCGGCGACGACCGTGCGGGTATAGACCTGGTGATTGTGGTGGCGGCCGGGCAGCGGATCGACACTGGTGAAGATCTTTTCCCAGACGCCCATCACCATCCCGTCGGCGCTCCAATACGGATTGAGGCGCTCGCTCGAGGCGTTCACCGTCAGATCCGTGCTGTAGAGCAGCGGATTGCCTAGCTCCATTTCGATGAACTCGAAACCGAGCATACCGAGCAGGTGCTTGCCGTCGGGCGACAGGCGCACGCCGAGCTGCTTGTAGTCCTGGTTCGTCGCCTCGATCTCGTCGAACAGGTTTTCGACCTGTTCGGAGCCGATCGCGAGATAGAACTGCTGCTGCATATCGACGTAATTTCCCGCCAGGATCCGGCGCGCGCGCTTGATCTTCTTGACGTTCATGCCGGTGGCCGAGGCGCCGCTGTCGCCAACAGCCGCATCGACCACGTTGCCGCTCGGGAACGGATTGAGCACCGTCCCGCTCTTGCCGGTGATCAGGTCGCCGAAGAAGCCAGCCAGGAACGCATCGTCCCAGGCGCGGTTGTAGGCCGCCGAGTGATTCATGAGCTCGCCGCCCTCGAGATCGACCTCGGTCACGAGCTTGTCGTCGTTATCGACTTCGGTCGCAAGATAGTCGGTGTCGGGCTTGGCGATCCAGATCCCGTCCCAACCCGTCTGATCATATTCGACGTCGGTGTTGCGGGCGGTCTTTTTCTTCATTTGCGCCTGGCTGATCAGGTTCTCGAGCTTCTTCTTCTCGGCGCCTGCGCAGTCACGCTCCATCGCCCGCGAAGCGAGCAGCGGCTTGTTCTGGTTGAGCTCGAGACGCATCGCGTTCTCGAACTTGGTCTGTGCGGTGAAAGTTACGTCGCCCATCGTGGGCCTCCCTCAATCGAATTGCGGTCCAATTGCGAAAGGCGAAGCGGTAAAAACCGGGCCTGTTCTACCGTTCACGGCACGGTTCGCCGAGTGCTCCACACCAGGGCCGGGGCCGATCGAGACGATTGGCGAAGCCGGGCTTGATGCTCCCCCAAAGGAACAGGTGCGATCCTTGCCACGAAGCCGGGCAATCCGTCAAGCCGAGCCGGCACGCGATCGACTGAAATAGACAGCCCCGGCTATGGCGGAATCGCGCATAGCCGGGGCCGTCTAGGGTCGATCGAGGATCAGCGTTTGGCGGCCTGCGCCTTGAAATGCGCCACCGCGCTGATCAGCCGGTCATACTTGGCAACTGTCGTCGGATCCTTCGCCTTGAGCTTGGCGTAAGTGTCCTTGTCCGAGCTTATGCGATCGAGCTCGGACTGCGCCTCCTCGAGCGACGTGACGCCGAACTTCTGGCTTCCGCCCTCGCCGGCAAAGAAATCCTCGCCCGCCAGGCTTCCCACCTTGGCGAGCAGATCCATCACCCGGCCGACGTTGCCGCCCTTTTGCAGCTCGGCGACGTCCTGCCGTTTCAGCCCTAGTATCTCCGCGCCGCGCTTGAGATCCATCTTGTTCTGATCGGCCTTCTGCCCCCACTCCTTGACCTTCGCCGCCGCGTCGGCGTCGGCCTGGCCGGCCTCGGCCTTCATGTCCTCGAGCTGCGCCGTGACGAACTGCTGCGCCATCGCCTCGAATGCGGCCTTGGGCACGTTGTGCTGGTGCGCGATCTCGCGCATCGGCTCGAGGAACCCGGCGTCGATCTCAAGCTTGTAATTGCCACCTTCCGCGTCGGGCAGCTTGATCTCGTAGCCGTCGGCCTTCTCGGGCACACCGATCGCCTCGCGGAACGCCTTGATCTCCTCGGGCTTGGCATCCTCGCCGGGGATCTTGACCTTGCCCCCTTCGCGCAAGCTGCGCTCGAGATTGCGCGCGTCGCGCACCACGGCATCGAAATCCTTGTAGCCGCGCTTGCCGAGCCAATCGCGGTTCGTTAGCTCCTCGCCGTCGCCCTTCTCGGCCGAGATCCCGGTCGCCCAGGCGAGATCGGCCGGATCGGCGCCGCTTTGGCCGGCGTCGCCACCGGCGCCCTTGTCCCCGCCGGACTTGTCGCCATCGCCGCCGGCGGCAGGCGGATCATCGTCGAGCAGCCCGGCCGCACCGCCGCCGCCGCCACCGTCACCGTGCCCTTCCGGCGCACGCAGATAGCGCCCCAGGCGCAGCTCGCTCGCTGTCATGGCGCCGAACGCAACCCCTGACAAAACCGATCCCCTAACTCTCATTGTCCACCTCCACGAATTGCTGCACCGCTGCCGGGTCCAGCTCCAAAAAACGGACCAGGCGGTTCACCGTCTCGCGGCGCCCCTCGATCCTTGCCATGCTGATCGGGTCGATCCGCCCCTCGAGATCGCGCAGGAAAGCGTGATCGTCGGGACCGTGTCCCATGCGCGCAAACTTGCGCAGATCCGCGATCGCGCGCTCGCCTTCATAGGATACCTTCCCATCCTCGCCCAGGAAGCACGCCTTGAAGCACCGCGCGGTGCCGATCAGGATCCGCCGCTTGGCGCTCTTGACGCGCTCGGCGATCCGGCGATCGCGCGGATCGGCCGAGCTCACAGCCCGCCACCCTGGCCGAGGCGCGCCGCGATCTCATTCGCGCGCGCCACGTCGAGCGCAGCGCCGGCCACTTTCGGCGCGACCTCGGCGCCGATCATCGCCTGCTTTTCCTCGGCCTCGGCCGCCGCTTGCGCCGCCAGCTCGTCGGGCGAGTAGATATGGCTCGAGCGCACGCCGAGCACTTCGGCCGTGTCGCGCATCCCCTGCTCGAAATTGATCACCTTTAGCGCCTGCGGGGCGCCGGCGCTGGCGGCCTGGATCCCGATCTCGACCAAGCGCGTGAAGCCCGAAACCTCCTCGGCGCGCGCCATGCGCGACAGCGGGTTCGTCATGGTGACGCGCGGCCCGGCCCCGGCCTCACGGACCTCCTCGGGCATCGGGTCGATCTGATCGGCGCGCAGCAACAGGTCGAGCTCGCGCTCGCCCATCGGGCCGAGCTTCTCCGTCTCCCGCCGGCCCGCGATGGGGCTGATCAGCACGCCCTCCTTTTGCAGCGTCTCCACGACTTGCGTCGCCGTCATGCGGTCAGCCGGGTTGGATAGCAGGCGAAAGAACTCCTCGAAAAACGCCTGTTCGACGATCGCTCGATCCTGCGCCTGCATTTCCATCCCGAACGGGAGCTGCGCGCCGGTGTAGAGCGGCTTGACCATTTCCCGGCCAAACTCGTCGACGCCGCCGGGATTGAGCCCGCCCGGCTTGGTGATCAGCGCCGAAATATCGGCGTCGTCGTGGAACAACAGCGGCGGATCGACCGCCCGGTTGCCGGCGTCGAGGATCGTGCGCGCCATTGCGTTAAGCCCCTTCGCCGTGGCGAGGATCTTCATCGCCGGCGATCGGCCGTATTCGTCGCGCGGGCCGGTGATGTGCCGGCTCACTAGGATCGGCATCGTGTAGTAACCCGATCGCCGGATCATGTGCTTGGTATCGACCTCGACGTAGATGCTTTCTATCGGCTTGCCGCGATAGTCGAGCCGCTCTTTCTCGTAATCGCCGTTCGGCCGCACGCAATGCAGCAGCTCGATCTTGTCGTCGCGCTTCTTCGGCTCCTCATAGAGCTGGCTCGACTTGTCCGAAAGGTTGTCGAGCCCGAATTGCTGCACCGCCTGGCGCAGCGTCAGCTCGAACTTGCGGTGAACGGTATCGACGCGGCCGTAGTAATTCTCGCGCACGTAGATCTCGGACAAGTGCAGCGACTTGTAGAACAAACCCTTGCCGCGCACTTCATCCACCCACAGCGGCGCGGTGCCGTATTTGAGCTCCTGGCGCGCGTCCTCGCTCGCTTGCGTCTCGAACCCGGCGTGCGGGGCATAGCGGCAGGCGAACATTCTATCGGCCGCGTGCTCGCACCACCGCCGCACGATCGGCAGCTTCATCAGCTCGGGATCCTTGAAGCCCACGCCGTGCCACCGCTGGTTGCGCGGCGTCGTGACGCTGGTGATCACCGCCGTTCCCCGGTCGAGCTGGTTGATGGCCGTCACGTCGTAGAGATCCTCGATCGAGCGATCGACGTTCTCGGCGCGCTGGAACCCGCCCGATCCGAACGGGTCGATGTAGCGGTCGATTTCCTTGTAAAGCGGCTCGTAGAGCTTGCGCTTCGCGGCCATGCGCTCCTGGTCGCACAGGATCCCCTTGACCAGGCCCTCGTCCTGTTCCGTCTCGTCGGCCATTCGTTCCACCCTCTACTCGACTCAAGCATGGCCGCCGGCGTCTATTCCGCCGGCGGCCGCCCCGTCACTTCCCTTCGTCGCCTAACCCGGCGACGGCGGCGCGACAAAGCCGATCATCCGATCGAACTTCACCTGCTGCCCCACCGGCACCTTCACCGGGTTAGGGAACGCCGTATAGGCTATTTGCTTGCCCCCCGCCAGCAACGCCACGCCGCGAACGCGCTGCTCTTTGCCGGCGCCCTTGACGATCACCGCGTCGATCAGGTCGAAACGCGAGCGGCCGGTGCGGCGGAACGCCTGCGGATAGACCA